TATGGCGAAAACNCCACCANCGTCAATGGCTCCTGTAAAGGAATTAATGACGTTGACTGCTCATAAGCCACCAGCTCCTACTCCAAAGTATCCTGAATGGTCTCANACATTCATTGGTGGTGGAGGTGGTGGTGGCTCTGGTAGATATCTTCAAGTTGTTGATGCTGGTGATGGTTGGGCTACTGATTACATTGCTTTAACACAGCCACACAATATTGTTCTAGGAGAAGGTATGAAGATTGAAAGTTCTCCTAATCAATTTGATGAAGAAACCAAGGTTGCTATGTCTGTTGGTAAAGATGGACACCTATGGCTGAAGATCAACGATGAGTGGAAGCGAATTGTTACCGAATAAGCTTGACTTTCGCTAAATGATACACTATACTAAATATATTGCTTGGTTGTTGAGGCGTAAAGAATAGACAGTTTGGACGGGAGTGCAAATCTCCCCACCTCCACCATAAGCACTAACGCATTAGCTGCACCAGAAATGCCGTATGCAGGGGAATGTAAGTCGAGTAGTGCTTATGATGGGGGTGTATAGGTTCGACAGGCTGTGATAAAGTTACGATTAGACTAAGTAAACTCGTAAATGCAACATATGCATCAAACGACAATGTTCCTTATTCAGCAATGAAAGTTGCTGCTTAATTAACTGAGTCTGCGGTCTGACAGGGAACCGTATTACCTAATCCCTGTCGCCTTATTTTTCCATTTGCATACCCTGAACATTGACGTATTCTAAAACTTTGAATTTGAAGGTTTCTGGTCTTTTCTTATACGCTCGTTTCATCATTTCGTTCGAACAAATATAAGAGTCATTGACTTTACCGTAATGACCGCCAACGTAGAAAAACTTCGCTTTGGTGTCGTACCAAATGTAAACGTAACCTGTATAAATATGCATAGCTGTATCTCCCAACTGAGTATAGAGTCAGTGGATATTGGTAGTATCGCGACTGACATTCTATTTAGTACTTGACTTTTTTTAACAAGTCAGGTATTATAATACTAAGGTTCCTTAGCTCAGCTGGATAGAGCATCAGACTTCTAATCTGAGGGTCGTTGGTTCGAGTCCAACAGGAATCGCCATATTATGTGTGTTTAACAAACGAAAAGGAAAAAATATGAAGCGTACAATCACTACTCTTGCTATTTTGGCTGCAGCAGTAACTTCAGCTGTTGCGTCAGATCTTCCTAGCAAGATTTCACCAGCTGCACCTGCACCAGTATTTACTCAGTCTAACTACTATGTTGGTGTTAATGCTGGTACAGATACTGCTACTAAGAAGATTTATTCTGGTGGCATTACTGCTGGTGCAACTGTCCTTCCATATCTTGCAGCAGAAGCTGCTTATGATTTCGGATACGCGAAGGATGCCGTTAAGGGTTATCATCAGAAGACAGATAGTCTTGCTCTTAACGTAATTCCTCAGTACAAGGTTTTTGGTACTGATTTTACTGCTTACGCTCTCGCTGGTGTAGGTTACAAGTATGATGCTATCACTTCTAACACAACTAAGAATGACGCATTCTATAATGTTGGTGGTGGTCTCAAGTACGAGTTCGTCAAGAATATTGATCTTGACGCTCGTTATCGTTATTCTGATGCTCTTAAAACAACTGATAAGAACTCAGATCAGCGTATCACACTTGGCGTAGACTACAAGTTCTAAAATAGAATGGCTGGGTAATTCCAGCCATTTTTTAATTATTGATTGAAAGATACATTATGATTCAAATGAATAGTAATTTCGTTGATGAAGTAGAAAAGCTTTGTCGTGCTAAAAATATGGACTACATCGATGCAGTAGTTCTTTGGTGCGAAAAAAATAAATTAGAAGTTGAATATGCTGCCTCGTTGATTAAAAAAGATCCTGCTATCAGAGAGAAGATTCAGGTCGAGGCGGAGAACCTAAACATTCTCAAGCGTGGAGCGAGATTGCCAATATGAAAACGTATATCCTTTACATTGACAAAGAATTGTCTCGTAATTATGCTTCTGAATGTAGAGACAGCGTAATCAAGTTTAATCTTGATGTAATTATGCACGAAGGATTGTGTGATAAGCAAAACAGAGAGCTTACACGCATGACAGGTTTGAATATTCGAACAGTCGAATATTCATCAGAATATTGTGGCACTGTAGGTCATTTTCAAATTTGGAAGCAAATTGCCGAGTCCGGCGAAATTGGCGTCGTTCTTGAACATGATTGTGTAGTCGTTGGTAATTATAATAATTTAACTGTTAATGATGGGGAAATTCTTTTCCTTGGTCCAAGATTGTTTGACAGATCTCAATATGTTTTCCCTACTGATTCAGAGGTTGATTATCATGATGTTGGGTATTATAATGGTGCCCATGCATATGCTATTACAGCAAACACTGCTGCTATGCTTCTTGCAGAGCTTGATCGTACCAAAACGATTCTGATGCCTATCGATGGGTTGCTTGGTTTGAAGAATAAATTCAATATGAAACTAAAGACAGTTGATCCTTCTTTTGTTATTTCAGAAATCGGCAATCATCGCAAGTCATTTAATTTCGATCAACCAGATATAACGAATCGCTACTACTTCCCTAAGTTTTTAAGTGGTGTGGCAGATCAAACTACCCTACCACCAATTGCAGAATATAAATTTACAACAGATTGGTTTACAGAACATATACCTCATTGGCTTAAAACTTTTAATTTAGTTGATAAAGATATTAGAAAACCTCTTCGTATTCTCGAAGTTGGAGCATATGAAGGTAGATCTACCTGTTGGATTTCTGATAATATGTTGACACATTTAGATAGTCGTTTAGATGTTATTGACACATTTGAAGATTGGATTGATCATCCAAATGAAACAGAAGATCGTGTGTATAGATACTTTATACAAAATATTTCTTTATCTAAAAATCCAGAAAAAATTAAACCATACCCCGGTGATAGCCGTGTTTATCTTCCTTCTTTCTTGAAAGAAGATAGGAAATACGATTTCATTTATATTGATGGAAATCATAATACTGAAAATGTTATAAGTGATGGTCTTGCTGCATATCATTTGCTCAAAAGTGATGGTGTAATTATTTTTGATGGTTATGAATTTACTCAAAATAATGTTCAAACTGTAAAGATAGCTCTTAACAAGTTGGAAAAAATGCTTGATATTCAACCTATACTTACTAGCTGGCAAAGGTCGTATGTAAAGAAATAAATAAATGGTAAACCAAAAAATGAGGAGACTGACATGTACCTCAAGACGATCGGTAAACCATTTAAAGTTGAATTGAAACTATGCAAAGATGCACTTAAATTTTATGGTCATCATCTTTTAGGTGAAAATTTATATCATAAAGTTCGTGTAACTTTGCATTTCGATAAATCATTAACTAAAAAAAATGAATATGCTCTATGTGAATGGGAAGACAATAATCATAGAGCTAAAGAATTTAAAATAACAATCGATCCATCATTGGGCAAACGCAACATGCTGTTGGCGCTAGCGCATGAAATGGTTCATGTTAAACAATACGCTAAAGGCGAGTTGAGAGATTATCTCAAAACAACTAAGAGTAGGTGGAAGTCTGAAATTATTGATCCTGAAGAAGTAGATTATTGGGATCATCCATGGGAAATTGAAGCGCATGGTCGCGAAAAAGGTTTATACGTTCGTTATATTCAACATGAAAGAGGAGTGATTGATGGGCAAACGTGTTAGAGCATATGTAGAAACAGAAGTTGATGTTGACCTAACCGATTTCGAAGAAGATGATATCGTTGAGTATCTTGAGGGTCAGGGTTATACTGTTATGGAAGGTAAAAATAATTCTACCTTTGATAATTTGGCTGATCTTGATAAAAAAATTTGGGAGCTGTATCTATTGTATACGTCAGAAAATGGTGCTGGTTACGCAATGGAAATTGCTTTGGGTAAGTTTTTTGCCGAATATTACAACAAAGTTAGTGTATGATGTCAGCATTCGAAGTTTATAAAGAGTATGTGGCTCTTAAGAACCACTTTACAAAACCATCATACAATTACCACAAATATAATGGCAAAAGTAAGCTATCGTTTGATTCTTTTGATATCAGAAAAGATAAGCTATACTTTATGAAGGTTGCGAAACATCCTGATCCACGAAATTATATTTTAGCAAATCTCGTTGAAAATCCTAAAATTTGGATAAAGGAAATTGCATTTTCTCCTGATGCAGGAACAGTATATATGGATTGGTCTAAGCGACAGCAATCGCTTATGTACCTCTTCAAAGAAGAATTGTCTAAGCTGAATGAGAATTTCGATTCAAACTTCAAAGCTGAAAACAATAGTCATCCATATGTTATCAAACTTTTCATTCGAAAAGAAATTAGTTTTGAAACATTGGTGATTCTAGTTGACTTGGTGAAGTGTACTTCATATTGGTCAAAGAAATTTGCATATGACCCTACTATCGACGAAATTCTTAACAAGATCAATAAGTATCGTCCATTCTTAGAGTATGATCGAGAAAAGGCGAAGAATATTGTTCTTGACAAATTCGGCGAATAGAACTATAATAAATAATGTTGGTGCTTCGGTGCTGATACAAAAATACAATCAATATTATCAATACATCAAATACGGAGAATACAAATGGTAGATTTTTCTAAACTCAAGGCTATGTCTGGTAAGAAGTCCCTCGAGTCTCTTACAGCTGAACTCACCAAGATCACTGGTAATCAGTTTGACAATTCTAAGGATGACCGTTTCTGGTATCCTAATGTGGACAAGGCTGGCAATGGCTATGCTGTTATCCGTTTCCTCCCTGCTCCTGGTGACGAAGATACGCCATTCGTGCGCATGTTCAATCATGGATTCAAGGGTCCAACTGGTTCTTGGATGATTGAGAATTGCCCGACTACTAAGGGAGCTGGTCATAAGTGTCCTGTTTGCGAACAGAATACTGAGCTTTGGAACAGTGGTATTGAATCAGATAAGAAGATTGCATCTGAGCGTAAGCGTAAGCTTTCTTTCACCAGCAATATCTATGTGATTACCGATCAAAATAACCCAGAAAACGAAGGTAAGGTATTCTTGTTCAAGTACGGCAAGAAGATCTTTGATAAGCTTAATGAGGCTATGAATCCTCAGTTTGCTGATGAAGACGCTATGAATCCTTTTGATCTTTGGGCTGGCGCTAACTTCAAGTTGAAGATTCGTAATGTAGAAAGCTATCGCAACTATGATAAGTCAGAGTTTGCGAAGCCTGGTCCTCTTTCAGAGGATGATTCTGAGATGGAATCGATTTGGAAGAAGGCACATTCTCTTCAGGATTTCCTTGCTCCTACGAACTTCAAGTCTTATGATGAGTTGAAGGGTAAGTTGGTAAAGGTTCTTGGTTTGGATAATTCCACTCTTGGAATGACTCCAGCAGCTGCTCGCGCTAAGGTAACTCTAGATGAAGAAGCTGTAACTGATACTCCTTGGGAAGCTCCTCCGAAGGTTAAAGCTGCACCTGCACCTAAGTTTGATGAGGACGAGGATGATGAGTCCTTGGAATTCTTTAAGAAGTTGGCAGAGTAAAATTAAGGGGAGCTTCGGCTCCCCTTTTTGTTATCCTGCGAGAATACCAAATAGTTCTTTTAATCTTGTTCTTGCATCAACAGGCTCTACATGACCGACATCATGATGATTAAATTTACCACCTGTAGTATTAGTTGTTGGTGTTTGTGATGTATGTTGATTGACAGTTATCCCAGTTCTAGCTGATCGATCACTCATCATTTCTCTCATAGAAGCTTGAACAAGTTGAGAACCTCTGGAATTTCCAAGAAATCCTTGTAGAACACCACCCATTATTCCTTTTAATTGTGGAGGAATACCACCAATTCCAGCCATAACACCAGACTCTTTTGGTGACAAATTAGCTGCAACAGCTGCAGGTGCTTCCTGCGGAGAAGCATCTTTATTACCAGCATCAGCGGCTCTTGCTGCCATTTCAGCATTACCGTCGCCACGACCAGCACCTACTCCAACATCAGCAGCACGTGCTGCCATTTCTAAGCTACCATCACCACGCCCAGCACGTGCTGCCATTTCTAAGCTACCATCACCACGCCCAGCACCTGCACCCATTTGTGCATTAGCTCTGTCGTTTAATCCTTCAACTACACTACCTCTACCAGCACCTGCATTAATTGCTCCGCCAGTA